CCTTTCTTCATTTGACTTCTTGTTTCTTATGCTACTGGGAAAGAAATTGCTAAAGCAATATCCTTATCTTCAGTACAAACAAAAGCCTCAGGTGCTCCCGAAGTCCAAGTGTATGGGCTTACAAGCTCCCACGTGTAGCTGTATCCTTCAATACCTTGAATCTCTTTCGGTTCTCCCGAAGTAAGCTCAATTTCATCACTTACAGGCAAAGCTCCTTCTTTCGTTCCTTTCAGAATTACATTCGCCTTGCTGTTGTTCGTAACAGTAGCTGTAACGGTCAGTTTGTGAGTAGGTGCGCCCAATACTTGAACTTGCTCCCCTCCGTACATATAAACATCCAGCTCAGACTGATATTGAGTTGCCCACTCTTCAATCTCGGTCATTGATGTTACCGTTCCGCACTTCCATGGGATAATCTTTTCAAACTCCGTATCACGAACGCCATCGCACCACATGATAGTGAGTTTCTCGGTCTTATCCTCTACCATATCAACCCTTAGAGTTGCTTTCTTGGTAGTGTCTTCTTTGTTTACAATTACAAAATCTCTCATATTCTTGTCGTTTTAGGAAATTACCACTTCACGAATATCGGTAATGCCGTTCATGGTGAACTTGAGCTGCCAAATGCCTTTCGGGTCATCTACGCCCAAATCATCCTTACAAGCAAACATTACGTTCTGGAAGTCTGATATTGTAATCTTCGTTCCTGATACTGTTCCAACATTCTCAGAATTACCTCCGAAAGTACAAGCACTGCCGTTGTGTGATATTTCCAATTCAAACGGAGTAGCTAACACCGCCTTCACAGACTTAATAGCCAACCAAGGCAATGAGTCTTTTGAGTCCTCGTATGAATACCGTTCCTGATATTCAGGAGAAACATGTTCACGATAAGACGTTTCATTGAATATCGGAAAGACATCAATTGATAGGAACTTAGGTGTTGCTGTGGCAACATCCAACTTAGCATCGTCAGGAGACATAGCCACTGCTTCAATACCAGTATTGTTAGCAACAAATCTTGATATTGTAGAAAGGCTGATAATGCTACCGCCCTTGAATTCATTGATTACTCCTTCGATACTTCCTTCAACGGTCATGACGGTGAACACACTCTCGTAGTCGTCATACATTGAGTCAGTACGCAAGACAATCCTTTCATCGGGTGTAGCCGTTTTGAAAATGACAATTGTTCTCATATACTTGAAATTTATAAATGAATGTTTGAACTATCTATAACTGTCCAACTTGTTTTCTATCTTCTGCGTCACCATACTATCAAATAGAACGTAACGAACGCCAAGAACGTTATGTACAACAACAGCTTCGTCCAAATACTCATATAAAATGGTATTGTCATCAAACGTTGTCACCTCGCTTCCTTCTCCTCTTTCTATGTCCTCAACCAACGCATCGAACGCATCAATTGACGTAGCATCGGACATCATATCTTTCGACAAATACTTCATGTTCTTAACCGAAGTATCAAGCTCAGAAGCCATCAGCTGTAAATCTACCTCCAATGGCTCCTTGAGTTCTTTTATTTTCTTTGAAATCGGCATAGCTTATTTCTTTGTTACCATGAAAACCAAATTCCAATTCTGCTTCATATCTCGCTCCATCTCCTGAACGTCAAAGCCGTGTTTCTTGAGATGTTTCCGAAGAGCCTTGAACCGCTTGAAGTCCTCTTTCAAGTCCATATTCATATCGAAGTTGTACTCAAAGATTATCTGGTCAACATTCCCGAAGTCCGTGCAGTTGATAAGAACTTCCCATTCAGAGCCTTCAATATCAACCTTCATCTTGGTAGGGTTGTACTTCATAACCTCGTTGATATTCACGCACTCAACAGGAACTCGCTTGCGGTTATGTTTTACCAAGAATGAATAATAATACGGAGCTTTACCCAGATAGAAGTCACGCACCTTATCGTCATTACCAACTACGGCTTGTTTGTGGGCAATTACGTTCTTTGCTCCGTTGTCTTCTATATTCGTAGATAGAAATTCATAGTTCACATCTTCAGGTTCAAATACAATGACCTTTTTGACTTTATCGAAGATGTCGCAAGTGAAAGCTCCGATATTACCACCCAAGTCCAATACAACGTCTTTCTTGGTAAGAGTTAAACCGCCCAAACCTACTGAACGGTGAGTGTACTCGCTGCCTTTGAATACAGCATCAACAATATGCTTCTCCGTAGGAAGGTTTGAACGCCACTTCAAAGTTTTGCCGTCCTTTTCTGCTACTGCCAACGTGAAGTCGCTCTGTACCTCTCGGAACTCCGAAAGACGTTTCACCTGAGCAATGAGCTTAGTTTGCTTACAGAAGGCTTCAAATTGGCTTATCGTTACGTTGTGAAGTATCGGAGTTTTCTCCAAATCTATGTTCCAACCTTCATTCTCCGAAGAGCCTTCACGGTTGATACGCTTTCTCAGCTTCTCCTTTTCTTCTTCGTCCTTTACTATGTTGATTGAAATATCAAACAACCCTCCCTTCTTCTCACGTACACTGAACGCAAGTAAGTTCTGAATAAGAACTTGGGTTGTAGTTTTCTTTTCTACAACCTCAAATTCTTTCTTCTCAAAAAAATTCTGTTAATTTCTTGTCCATTGTTATTTTGAAATAATTGATTTGCTTCTCGGTTGAAATTTGCTGCGTTGTTTACCTTCTCCGATAATCATCTTCCAGTATTTTTGGAACTCGCATAGCCACATCTCAATCTGATGAAGAGTTATGTTTGGTTCATCGGCTGTATAATACTCACCATCTTCTATGTCCCAATAAAGATACGGAAAACGCTCGCCCCTCTCTTCGCCAATCTTTTCAAGCCATTCAGCCGCAAGGTCACGTAACCAATATATAGCAGGTTTCTGTTCTCTGAGAGTTGAAAGGCTCGGATAAATAAGACGTATGCCGATACTACACCCTGGCCCAACATTCGTGAAGTCGTTTTGGTCGAACTTCATAAACTGTTGTCCTCTGTATCTCTCTATGTATGTGAAGTCCTGATAGAACTCATGAGCAATAAAGTCCGCAACAGCAGGGAAGGTTTTCAGATACTCAATAATATCTTCTGGTCTCTTAGCTTTCATCACCGTAGCAATGAGTTTTCCTACGTTCTTATGAAGATGAGGAATTACAACCCTTGTATAGCAATAATCTCTTGGCTGACCAGGTGTTGCTTGAGAGTTTATCAAGTAAGCGGTTGTATATGGATTTTGACCCGAACTCCGAACGCCCGCAATGAAACGGCTGAATTCATCTTCGTCATACTCCTCCCAATCGGGAATACATTCTTCCACTTCTTGGCTGAAATAAGCTCGTCCATAGATTGAGCTTGTTTAAGTCCTGATTTGATAGGTGCTCCGAATAGACTGGGTTGAACGCTCTTTCCCTTCGGTTCAAACTCGAATGTTTCAGGATTGTTGAAGAAACGGAAAACCATCATCTTCCAAACCAAGTTCTTCAAAGAAAGACTTTCATCAAGAAGAATGTTTTTGATTTGCCATTGACTGTTTCGGTCAAGTTCTCGGTACACGTTCGTGAATTTTGACTCTTGGAATATCTTGTTGTCTGTCCAAGGTCTTTCCTTCTTGTCTATGAACCTACGTTTCCAAATCATTTGTCGCTCGTACATAGTCTCAAAGAATAATCTCAAATGAGGCTCGTACACTTCCAAGCTCTCGTTTGGGAGCTTATCATACCATGCTGCTTGTTCAAACATAAATTATAAAGTTTTTGTATTTACTCTCATAACAAATTCTCTCCTCGCTTCCACATTTCCTTTCGCCATTAGTTTCAGCAAAGGAACTTTTTTCATTCTTTTGAAAGGTCGGTGAGCTGCGTTAATTAACCTTGCTTCTCTCACTCCTAAATTACAACGCTGAGGATTGCCGCTGGGATAGAACTTGCCGCATATATTCGTTGATAATAAAGGACAGTACCAATTACCATGAAACCCAGTGATTTCAAATTTAGTATTGCCCCACACACTATCTTCTGAATCCTCGCTTAAAGTAGCTCCATACTTGTGGATTATCATTATCTATTGGCATAGTGTAACATTTTACTTAATAACTATGGGAGAAAAATGAAAGGGAACCAAGTTTCACAACTCAATTCCCTCTCCAGTCGCAGTACACCTCCCCACGTTAAAACCTTAATGCTAATACCTGACGTGGTGAAAGTTCAAACTCTTTATTGTCAGCAAGAGTTTTCAAAATCTCACACGCCTTGATATCAACTTTGATATTGCAGATAGCTCGTACAATATCGTTGTACTCTCTACGGCATGTTGCTTGCTCTTGATTTTCGGGCACGTTACCTTTCTTGTCCTCTGCATCCGAAGCCGAAAGTGAACTCATCATCTTTCCTCCGTCATTGTTAGGAACATAGGTTTCTTCCCAATCATAGATTTTGTAACCGCAGTCCATCTTGATACCATCCGTCCACCATTTGTCTGGGTCTTTGGTCGGAGCTGTTCCGCAGTCTTTCAACTTCTTATCAGCTTCAGCCTCCTTTACATCCAAGTCTGCCGTCATAGCAGGCAGCAGAACGGTGTCCACTTGGTCTTTAATCTCCTTACCAGTCTTAGACACTTTAATGTCTCCCTGATAGGATAAAGCATCCATTACATCGGACTTCTCCACATCCGCTTCTTCGGCAGCTTTGTCAAATGGATTTTCCTCCGATACTTCTTCACCTTTGCGGATAGCATCGTCATCCGCTGTTACTTCTTGGAAGTTTGAGAAACTTCCCATGATGCGTCCTCGCTGAGCAGCTCTCGCTCCTTGAATCGCTTTGCTAATTTCGTCCATGATTACTCTTTGATATATTTGTTATACAAAACATGAGCAATCCAGCCGACAACGACACCGATTGCTAAACTCACAACGTTTGAGATTGATACCCAAACAGGAGTGTAGTGCATATACACCAACGCTCCGATAACTACGGCTACAATTATTGCAACCCAGATGATTGTTTTCTTTTTCATATTTATCAATGTTTATTTGATTGCCATACCATAAAAATCTTCTAACGTGTATGCTTTACTATAACTGTATTTATTCTTTTGGTCGTTTACATCGTCAAGCATATTTTCAAGAAGGCTCTTGCCGTTCTTAGTCTGATAATCGGTATTGTTATATACAGACAAGTTCAACCACGTCATCTTCAGATTGAATAAAACTTGTCCCAATACTTCCTCCTCTTTCATTTTCGTAAACTCGGAGAAACGTTTGGCAATCCATTGAGCTATCGGTACAAGGTCAATATCCTTCGGCTCGTGATAAGGAGAAATTGATTCAATGAACTTCTCAAAGGCTTTTGGTCCAAAGCCTGCTTTGAGCTTCGGAATGTTATCAGAAGTGTCTCCCATAATGACCTTATATAACAAAACCTCAAATGGCTTCGTAGGTATGACCTGAACATCGGTTTCAAGATACTCGTTCCAAAATACTTCCTTCTCTGGGATACAATACATCTTCAAGTTCTTTGAGTTATTGTTGAACAAGGAAACGTTTTTGTTCATGATTTGTCGAATATCGGAATCACCAGTGATTATCACCAACTCCTCGTCCAAACAATATCCGAAGTATAACCCCCATACGTACAGAAGGTCATCCCCCTCTGCTCCCATGACCCTACTGACGATGAGTCCTTTTCTCCGAAGAAGAGCCTCAAACATATCTAATACGGTCAGGAAATGCTTGTAAAATGGGTCTCTGACCCTCGTAAGAGCGTACTTGTAATCATCGTAGATACTGTAACGCCATGAAGAGCTATCTATCACAAATGCTACTCGTTTGATGTCCTTAAACTTTTTCAAAGCAAAGCACATGTCCATAATACATTTGCGTATCAATACTTGCTGTTTCTCCTTATCTTGAAGAACTTCTCCCATGTCCTGACCCTTGTAATAAGTAGAGAAAACGGAGAATGTTTTGTGGAACAAATAGTTACCGTCAAATAATATATTCATGTTTCAAATGTTTTCTTATAATAACTATGGGAGCCGTTCCGAAGAACAACCCCCATAATCTCAATCAAAGTCACATATGGTCATTTAAGCAATTTCACTCCATCGGCTTGACTCTTCGCTCCCGCACTTACTTGTTTATGAAGCTCCGTGTTCTTGCCGTCTTTATATCCGTAGACTCTTGCTGAGTCAAAAGTTTCTCTTGTCTTGCGATGTCCTGCTTTACCAAATTTGTCGGCTACATATTGTTGAACCGCTGTATCGTTACGAACTACCAAAGCGTTCACTTTTGCTCCATATTCCAAGTCCTTCGCTTTTTCTCGGTCGCTCTCCTCTTTCAGCTTAGCATCCAGCCCAGCTGCACAGCCCATTAGGTAACTTCTCTGATACTTATCCAAGCTGATAGGCTTCAGTGCATACTCCATGGTTTTCTTGTACTCTTTGAAGCGTTGTTTTGAGAACGCTACGAAACGTTCAGACAACATTTCACGCAACCACTTAACGGTTTCCAAGTTTTCCTTCTTACCTACAAGCAATAAAGTCTTGTATGATTTACCGTAGATAAAACAACGGCAGAAGTTCCATTTACAAAGAACGTACACCAAGCGTTGTTCCCATTCTCCTCCGATACTCTTGTAAGTGAACCCTGATGCAGTCTCGTGAAATACCAAGTCTTGCTTCTTCTGTTCGTCAGTTCCCACTTCATCCATCGACAAATTGTACTGGGTAAGAAGTCTTTGTATTGCCGCAGCAGCTGCGTTCGCTTCTCCTTCGGAGTTGATAGCTTTTGCGCCTTCGTACAACGCTTTCAGTTTTCTCAACTTTCCTAATACTTTGTCTAAATCTTGATTTGTTGCTTCCATATCTTTGAAATTTACTGTTTGATTTACAATCTTTATTTACAATTACACTACGAAGGTACGGAGTATTTTTGAAACGGCAAAATAAAAAGCGAAAAATCTTTGGAAAATTCTCGCTTTTTAACTTTTCACCACAATTTTAATTCTCCGCATCAGCTTTTCCGCAATCAATCCTTAGATTTTCCAAACTGATAGAACCATCCTCAATTGTTATATCCGCTTGTAACTCGCTTAACAATCTCGATACTGGTTCTGCGAAATCATCCACTTGATTCTCGGAAGAGAATACAGCCTGCTTCATCAGCCTGATAAATTCAGCTGATTGTTCCTTCGTAACCTTTAATTTCAAACCTACTACTGCCATAATACAAATTTCTTAAAAACTTAGATAGTTATATCTGTTATGCTACGAAGTCCTGAATGAAACCAAGGAAATGTTTTGCCCTTGTATAAGCTACATAAACCAAGTTCCTTTCTTGTTCTGCCATCCAAGGAACGGTCATACAATATTTCAAATATAGCTTATCTTCACATATGATGAATACTCGGTCGCTTTCCAACCCTTTCGATTTATGAATTGTACTCAAACAAATACCGTTCTTGTTATCATCGGAGAAAATCATGTCTATGCGGTCAATGACTTCTTGGGAAGTTACCAAACCTTCTGAAAGAACTTCTATTGCTTTCAACTTATCTTCGTAGTTCTTATACATTTCATGTTCCTTCGCTTCAGCTTCGGTGCATCCCTGCTTTGCTACCACCTTTCCGATTATCCGTGATAATTCCCTTTCAAGTCGCTCCATTACGTCCTTAATCTGCTTGCGATTGGTTTTCTTTATCATGTTAATAAGATTGGTTCCAATATCCCTTCCTTTTACATACGCTTTCACCCCTCTCCCGATATATTGCATACACAACTTAACTAACGGAGCTGAAACCCTGCAAAGTATCATATCGCCATCCTTAACATCTGCCATAACGCTCTCCCGACTAACTACACCTGCTGGTGCACCTGCTCTTGCTTCTATCTGAGGTACTATCTCTTTGGCCATACCGATTATGTCTCCATCGCAACGGTAACATACGGATAAAGGAAGTTTCACGGTGTGCGGAAGTCTCTTCAAAAGATTGAAACTTTCAACGTCCGCTCCAGCAAAACCGTATATTGCCTGACGTGGGTCTCCTACGGCTACAAATCTTCCATTCGGTTTCAAGCATTTCAAGAACAAGTTTCTTTGAGCAGCATTAAGGTCTTGACATTCGTCTATAAATACCCAATCATATTGGAACATCTTTATTTGCTTAACGTTCGGGAAGTATATCATGTCTGTAAAGTCTATGACTTGCGTTTCCCTTTCTCCCCAATTGATACCCTTAATAGCAATGTCAACCTCGTTATCTTCTAAATCAATATTATGTTTCCAAGCAAGCTCTTCCAATTCCTTCTCGGACTTAACCAAATTCACTCTACCAAGGTCAATGAGTTTCAAGATATTTTGCTTCCACGTATTCATCTGTTCAGGTAACAGGTCTGACTTCGGAGAAAGGGAAGAGTATTTGATACCATTATTCACCCAAGCCGTATATTTATCAACCTGAAGTTGAGAGTTCAAAGCTCGCATAGTTGCCGAAGCTCCCAAACTATGTAGCGTTTTAATATCTACGTTATTGAGATTGCCTACTTTGATTTTCAGTTCCTCTACGATTGCCTTGTTGAACGCCAAAAACAATACTCTCTTGTTCTTCGGAATAAGTTTCAACGCATTCACAATCGTTGTAGATTTTCCTGAACCTGCTACTGCGTCTATAACCGCATTGCCTTTACCCTTCTCAATATAGATGTAAACGGCTCTTTGATATTTACTTGGTATAAATGCTCCCATGACTTTGTTATATTGATTATCTGGTACGAAGTTACGAACTTATTTTGTAACCGCAAAACTTTTTATAAGAAACTTTGCTAAATTTAACTTTTGTTAAAAAGAAAGGAGCGACTTTCACAAGTGGCTCCTCCCAAATCATACTTAAATGAGACAATTAAATTACACGTTCAATATCAAGTTATCCTCTTCCATCAGTTTGACAAGTTTCTCCTCCGTAGGCTTCCAACCGCAGACAAAGATTATCTTATGACCTTGAGCTTTCGCTGCTTTATGCCAAGCATTGGTAAGAGTTTTGAAACGCTTATCGTGCATATACAAATCAAAATCTGAAACGGAGACTTCCCACCAAACGTAGGTCATCGGAGCATTACCAGTCTTATAAACATAGCAAATAACTCCTGGCCATGACTCTTCAATCTTCTTGAGAATACTTAATATAAAACTTTCAATCTTCATATCTATTTCAATTCACAGGCTCCTCCCGAACATCCTACGGCTACCATGTCGCCTGAATAGAAGTTCTCACGGTCGCTCATTATCTCGTTGAAATCTACTTCGTGGGTATCAAGATACTCTTTGATAGCATTGTACTCACTTTCAACTTCCTTAGAAGATAAACGTTGGAACGGAGCATTGTCATAAATTTGGTCTCCCATCTTCGGTAACAAGCTCACGCCAGTAAATAGATAATCGTTGGTAAACAGAACAGCTGCTACTTCGTCCCACTCATCGTCTTTTACCTCGACAGTCGCCGATATATTGTTAGCAACAGCTTTGGTATTCACGCTCCCCTTGTTTATCCAATAATGTTTTACCATACCGATAAACTTGAGATGCTCAACGGCTGATACCTCGTCTTTGAATATCATATTCGGGTCATCGGACTCAATTGGGAAACTTATCACTGCTTCATCCCCTCGTAGAACTTTCACCAACGGAGTATCTTTCAGCGCAATGAACTCTGGGCTATAAGTCTTGATGCGAACTCTACGCAAATACTTTTCAGCATGAGCTGGATGAATACCGCTACAATACAAACCAAGAATAGAAGAAGCATTGCCGCTCGGTTTAATTGTTGTACAAGTACGGCTCTTATTTATCCCGAAGATTGCTGCCCATTCCGCATTGGTTTCTGAAACTACTTTCGCACCTTCTCTTAATACCTCACCCCGAAGGATAGGATTGGCATATATGCCTGTTATGCTCACTCCAATAGCTCTATCACGCTCGGCTATTTCTCGTGAAGCAGAAGACAGATATTTGAAGTCAGTATAAAGAGCCTGAACAGTGGCTACGAACGAAGCTACACGACACGCTTCCAAAAACTCCTCTTTGGTTTTAACTCGCTCGGCATTTATCTCTACAAGATTGCAGAACGCAAAACCAGACTTTCCGTTGATAGCAGGCTCCATAACAATCTCTCCACAAGGATTGACCGTGTACTTGAAACTCTTTACGTTTACAAATCCTGGCTCTCCAAACTGACGAATGACTTGCAACTTGTCTTTCATTTCCTCGTAACCCAATGGGTCAGATAAAGTAGCAAGAATACTATTATTTGCCATAGCTCTTTGAGGATTGTCCGTCCACCAGCTTCCTGTCTTAGCTCGGAGCATCAACTCATCGTCTTTATCGAACAAGGCAATCATAGCAGAACGTCTCACCCCTCCGCTCACAACGCTGTCGGCTATATAACAAATGATGTCATGAACTTCGATACTCGTGAGCTTTCTGCCTTGAGCGACTTTCATGACTTCTTTGATATGATTATGAGCTTTTATCAAAGGCTCTGGGCCAGGTGCAAGGAACTTACCGTCAATCAACGCTCCTTCTGGTCGGATAGCGTCAAAGACTATATCAGCGGACTTGCCTTCAAATAGAGCCGTCATAAGCTCTCGAATTGAATCAGCCCAGCCTTCGATACTATCTTCAACAAAAAATTGAGGTCTTTGGTCTCCGTTATACGGCTTGACTATTGGCAGCTTGTCAATATACTCTTTATGTAAGGAATAACCGACACCGCAACCGCAAAGAAGCAAATACATGATTTCGCTGAATACTTCTACACGGTCAACGTAGGTAGAACAGCAATTGTATAACTTGGCTTCATGCTTCAATATTCCACTCGTTACCAAAGGAGAAGCGAACTGACGTCCACGCTGGGAAGATAAAATTTTCTTATCAACTTCCAAACGCTTTGCTTCTTCTATCATAGCAACCGTTTCTTCACCAAGCAGACCTAACTGTTTCAACTTGACCTTGTGCATCTCGTAGATACGGTCAATAGTTTCATCCCAGTGTTCAAGTCGTCCATCCTCTCGTCTTTGAGAGTATTTGGACAAGAACACGTAGTCTGCTAACAAATCAATACCGTTACATTTCATTTTGTTAATCATTCTTTAATTGTTCTTTTAATAGTTTCAGATGAACTACCTCATCCGCTACTAATTTAGCAAGCAGTTGAAGAGCTATCTTGATTGTCTCCGTTTCTTGTAACTTCAAGAGCTTCTTTTGCAAGTTCTCATAGAAGTCAATTGTTTTCTCCTCCGCACCTATTGCTATTTCAATAGCTTCTTTTGCGGTCTTTCCTACGGTAACGCCTGAGTTGTTATATCTCTGGTCAATCTTTCCTCCTATCTTTCGGATAAAGTCTGACAGCTTATCGTAGTGTTTCATCTCAGTCAGAGCAATGCCCAATAGCAGCTCACCTACGTCCTCAAACGTAGCTTCCTGAGTAGTGTACATATGAATGGCTGTAAGCTCGGAGAAGTCATTGGTACCATTGAAAATGGGATAAAACCATTCAGCCATTACCCCATCATCTTGTTTCGCCTTATCGTAACTTGGGTATTCAACATTTGGGTCAGAATAACGCATAGCATTAACAAGCCCATTAGTCAAATCGTCAAGTTGATTTTTGCTCAACGGTTTCTTGATTGCAAAATTTTTCATAATTATCCAAAACCTTTTGTTTATAATCATCGTCAGGAATACCCTTGCCGATTATGCTACTTTCCACGATTTCAAAAACTCCGTTTTCTACTTTACGCATAACAGTAGCAACGGAGAAGTCGCTTGAATGATTAGCGAAATCAACGCCTACAACCAAACCTCCTCCGTTGCTTATCATATGGAATGAACCGTTCACGTACATCCTTATTTAGTTCCAGTATGTCCAAATCCACCTGCTCCTCGTTCCGTAGTCTCGGAGAACTCTTCAACAAACTCGAAGTCTGCCTGAACAACATTCTCTACGAATACAAACTGAGCAATACGCTCTCCCTTCTCAAAGCTCACTTCTTTGTCTCCGTGATTGATAAGAAGGATATTGCACTCACCTTGATAATCGCTATCAATAGTGCCAGGAGCATTCACGCAAGTTATACCATGTTTCATAGCAAGTCCGCTTCTCGGTCTTACTTGAACTTCCATGTCTTCGGGCAATTGCATATAAATACCCGTGTGAATCATCTTGCGTTCGTTCGGCTGAATAGTGAAAGTTTCATTCGCTCTCACATCGGCTCCTGAACTTCTCGGAGTAGCATAGACAGGAGCTTCACCCCCATCCTTCAAAATCATCTTGACTTTTCTTTGTTTCATGTCCAAATCTTCTTTATTGTTATTAAATCTAAAACAGTTTACAATTTGTTGCTTTTCAGCATCCCAATTTCCCCAACGCTTAGTTTGGGAATATCCCAAGACAGTTCTTCTCAAAGCCCATATAGCAATATAATATGCTCGCCTTTGACTGAACTCGTCCTTACAATAGACAGCTGACTTTGGTATAAAACCTTTCCTGCCCTGACCGTCAGTTACTTGATAACATTTCTCGGAGTAGTCTCCAAGATGCGTAACAATTACAGATACGCAATTACAAAACGGTTTCTTTTCACTCTCACTTTTCTTAGTCATACCAATTTGATTTACAGTTTACCCTTATAAACTCTGGGTTATAAGAAAGTATATTTGAATCCCGTGGTTATCAAGTTAGCTCCCAATTTAGCAAGCCAGAAGCTGGATGAAATATCGTCATGTTCTCCTACTGACTCAAGTCCTTTATCGGTAAAGGCTACTGAACCAAGGTCGGAGAAAATCAAATCTTTCACGTCTTGTGAATACTTATCTCCAGTTGGTATATGTATCTTACCTCGCTCAAAATCAATAGCCAAACCTGGCCATCCTGTCTTCAAGTCGTACTTATCTATTCCAGTGGTATGTCCTATAACTGGCAATCCCTGCTTATCGCTTTCCTGAACGAATATCTGTTGGAATGTGTTTTGCTCCATCACCATGCTATCAGGTCTGAATCTTGCGTTAATTCCCTTCAATATTTGCATCTGTTCGTGGAAGGTCTTGCCCTTGTCTCGGTAGAAGTTCAGCAACCAACGCTCTCCTGTTTCGTCATCAACGCCCCAAGTCGTGAATACAGTGTAGTCGCTTCCTACGTTAGCGGATATTGCGAAGTCACAACCTGTAACGACTTTGTTAAACTTAATTGGGAAGTCATCCCGATTGCGTACCAACGTGTAGTTCTCCATACGTACCAAAGAACGCTCCAAGACTTTCAATGGGAAGATAGAAGCCTCATTGGTAATAGGTCGGCATAAGTTCTCACGGCTGAAGATGATGTTACCTTGCGTTGCTTTCTTGTCCATCAAATCGAAGAAGCTCCAACGCTGTGGCCACAAGATACGTCCGTCAGGAAATATAGCAGGATATTCAATTACAAACCAACCCTTCTTATTATGGGTAGCAAATATGCTCTTGCTCCTCAAGTCTCCATATAAGTCCGAAGCGTGAAACGGAGTACCAACGACAATGATTTGTCCTCCTGGCACGAGCATGTTCATAATAACAGCGTGGAAATAGTCTATACTTTTCTGCCTTTGTAGGGCACTGTAGATGACGTTATCTTTCAGTCCATCATCTACTACTATCCAGTATGGGTGAGCACCACGTACTGATGACCCAAACCCCTTACACGTCAACCTCGCTCCGTTCCTACATACTATGTTCGTACTTGCCCACGCTCCGCTATTTCTTGAATCAGGGTACAACCTATCTTTGAGAATATCGTTACTCTCAATTGTTCCTTTCAAAATCTCCATAAGGTCAACGGACTGCTGGAGTGAGAAGCTAAACAAATACCCACGATTGGAATTGCTCTTCGTAGGTCGGGCAGAGAATACACTTGATTTTGGTTTTGCGTAAGAATAGAGCTTCCACGCACAATAGGCATTTGAGAAGTAATACGATTTACCGTGGTCACGGGCAGCGTTGATACATAACTTATTGTATCGGTGTACCAAATCTCCCCATTCCAAATGATGCCAAGACAATTGGAAGTCGGGCATTACCGAAGTAATAAAGTAAGTAAGGTTGCGTGTACGCAATGTTTCTTCGATTGACTGTGAAAGTCTCTCGGTATATTTCGGAGCGAAGTCAATATTTGGGTCTCCAGTGTACATAACCTGATAAGTGTCTTTCATCAAGTTATCTAATACCCAATCCAAGTCTCCTCCTGAACCTTGCATGAGCTCCAATATTCCCTTGTCGTCCATACCGTCAATTATCTCATCTACTATATTGAGACATTCCAATTGATGCATTGGAGACTGTAACAAGGTCACAGGAGCTTTCTCAATTATGTCTGGTACTGTTGCTATCATATCAATCCTCTTTATACGACAAAAGCTAACAAGGCTTTTACACCCTGTTAGCTCTCAAACTCTTTTATGTCCGTTTTTGGTTAATACTCGATTGTCTCGTCAACGGCTCTTTGTAACTCTTTATACATTTCATCTTTTTGCTCTTTCGTCAATTCAGTATCGGCTTCGATTGATGCCTTGTAACGGAGAATGTCGTTGTTCATCGCCTTACACATCGCAAGAACTTCTGTCTTGATAGTATCGTGACATTTATTCTTGCTGAAATTGAGAACAAACTCGTGCGTTCCTTTCGTGAAACGTAACATTCCGAAGGCTCGGAGTAACTGAAAGACTTGGTCAGCTTTATTATGAGTCAGGTTGGTTGCCTTAACAACCTCAGTTCTCGTGAATACTCTTTGCTCTGCATTCTCAATCGGTTGACCGTGCGTAAGTATCATCCATAACTTCACACATTGGTCTTCAGCATGTAAACGATTGGAAGTATCATTCAGGAAGTCTCCCAAACTTCTATCCTCTTTTCCTTCACGGTCTCTGACGCTCAGATAGTCGTGAATTACTCGGTCTTCAAGAATTACAACCTCAACGCCTTTCTCCTTTGCGGCTTCAATAGCTTTCTTTGATCCCTCAGGCTGAAGGCAAGCCATAATCAGAACGGAT